CCTGACAAATACAAAGCATGGATGGCAATCAATGTAGATAATGATATGGCTGAACAATTCTTCAAGCATACCATTTGCCGCACACCCAACAAAACAAGCACATTGAAATGGAATGAGCGTCAACTTGAGCGACTAATGGGCTATTGGTTTGCAGATAAAGCCAAACTAGGTAGCAACAAGTGGGCATTGTACAATGCTTGCACCTATTGGGCTAGTCACACAGACGAGTCTAACTCACCAGCTAACACGCAACGACTACGCGAGAATCAGTTAGCCAAAGTATTCAAACTAAATAGCTGGCATGTAGCAGCTTAACAACAAGGAGAACTAACATGGAAATGGCATTCATCACACAAGCTAGAGACATACAACGCAACTTGGAATCTCTGCTTGAACGAGCAAAAGAAGATGACTCTCAGTTTCTGTACGGAATACAGCAAGCTGTCTGGAATATAAACAGAGTCGTCAACACATACGAAGAGGTGCTTCATCGTGATTCAAACGAAGACGCATCCTATCGTCCAACACTAAGGGAGGTATGACAATGCCACTGATGCAACAGAGACACTTTGAGTATCTCGCAGACAAGGTAGCACCACTGCTACCTTGGCCTACTGCAATCTTAACTATGGCTGATGATCTTGCAGCTACAAATCCACGCTTCAAAAAGCAAAAGTTTATTGAACGTGCGACAGCAGCATGGGAAGCAGCCCACCCACCACAGGATTTGAACGATGATATTCCGTACTGATATAACTGGCAGACGCACAGTCGAGGAGTTCCTTGAGTGCAGAGAATGCAACAATCAAATGTTTTCTCAACAAGATACTTGCACTCATTGCAAGAGTGATGATCTTAAATGGATGACACAGTACACAGTTTACAAAGTTGTGTACGCTGAAGATGCAGATGATGCTATCGAAACAGCATTAGATATGATGACTGATTTTGAAACATCAGATGGTAAAATTATTATCGAGTCTGAATGCCAATCAAAAACACCTATCATAGATACAGGTTTAATGGGCAAACCAGCAGACTTAATATGGATCGATGGAGAACCAACATGAATGTCATAGAACAAGGACAAAAAATAGCTGAAGATTTGTTTGACACACCAGCATTTAAGTTAGCCCGCAGCCGTGACCCAAGCACTAGCCATGACGCTGCTGATGCACTTGACGTTAGCAAAATGGAACGTGTTGTATTAGCTGCTATCACTTCCTTTGGTAGCAACGGCTGCATATCTGATGATGTGCTTAGAATTTTACCAGCATACAGATACAGCACAATCACAGCTAGATACAAACAGCTAAAAGAAAAAGGCTTAGTGTTTGTAGACACACGCAAACGCAAGGGTGAATCAGGCAGACAACAGCTAATCATGTGGTCTAAAGAATTTTATGAGGAGATAGATGATGCCTAGAAACGGTAGATACCAACGCGAAGAAGACAAACCACTATCAAGCATCAACTATGGACACAACATAGAACTTGAGCGTAACAAAAAAGGTTGGCAGTTAAACAACGCAATGCTTCCTGATAATGCATTCGCTGATGATGTAACTGAAGAAGACACTGGTCACTACTATCCCAGAGAAACACATGTAGTTGGTGGCTGGTCAAGCCTTGGTGAATACGAGAAAGGGTCTACAGAATTTTGACCATTGACATGACTGCAATCTTGCAAGCATATTGGCTGCATGATTACATACATGGAACAATTAGTAGACAAGTCAGCGCACTTACATATCAAACTCAAGGATGCTTTTGCTTGTGCTGGAGTGCCTGACTCTACCTTTTATCGTGCAAGATTAGGCAAAGATTTACGCTACGATACAGCCAATAAAGTTAGTGAAGCTATTGAAAAACTTTCAGCACTACAAAGTAGAGACTGAAGTTACTGATACATATCAGTATGTTATCGGTGAACTCATTGCTCATCGAACAAAACAAAAGTTGACTCAAAAAAATTTAGCTTACAAGATTGGATGCGCTGAATCTTTAATACACAAATGGGAACAACATAAACGAGTGCCATCTGGATTCTTGTTTACATGTTGGTTAGATGCACTTGGCCTTACGATCAAAGTCCATAAAAAAAAGACTCTACGATAAAGTAGGTGAAGCATACCCATGCGATGCTTGCAATGATAAGACCCCTTGGTTTGTATGCATATTAGCTACAGAAAAACCACCAACCTATCACACAATCTGTATTGATTGTTATGAGGCAGACACATGGCAAGCAAGAGTCGCGCAAAAGGAGACTACCATGAGCGAACATTCGTCAAGTGGTTACAAAAGCTCGGGTTCAAAGCGAAGAGGCAACCTCTCAGCGGAGCGTTGGGAGGCGAGTATAGCGGAGACATCATCTGGCAAGTCGGACAAAACGCCTTGGTGGTTGAAGTAAAGTACCGAGACAAATCAAACTTTCCCAATCCCTTTACTGTAGTTAGAGATGTGCTGTTCTACAAGCGCAGGGAAGGTAAACCCAAAACACTAATCATCTTTGATGGTGATGTCTTTGAAGAAAAGATAGCACCATTATTGAAGGAGAACTACGATGGCATTCCTACTAATGGCGAGGGCAATCAAGTCAGAGATACCTGACTGCTATGCAAAATGGCTAATGGTTGTGCTTGCAGATCATGCAGATGAAGACAAGCACCTATGCTGGCCTAGTCTCAGCCGACTATCACAACGTACTGCTATGTCTGTAGCTACAGTAACGCGCAAGCTGCACTGGCTGGAAGATCACGGCTATCTAACTAGAGATCGTGGACACACAGGTAAGTCAACACGATACATAATATTCCCAAAAGATATTGCACACTGCAACACCCCTATTGCAGAGAGCAACACTCCTGTTGCAGACAGCAACACTAACCTATCAATAACCAATAAGGAAACAAAGAACACAAAGGGTCAGGTTCCAGATGGATGGGTTCCAAGCGATGACCTTTGCAAATCCATAGATGCTAAACACAAGGAGGCTATAGATCATGTCGCTCAAGCAGATAAGTTCGTTAACTACCATCAAGCAACAGGCAAAAAATTTGCGTCCTTCGACAGAGCTTACAGATACTGGTGTTCAAATCATATTGAGTGGCGATCAAATACAGGCAGGTCTGGATCGAATGCTACAGGTAAACAATCCAGCCAGAGTCGACAGTCTGCTTCTCACTTCGCTAGAATGCACAACAGGCTGCAAGGTAGTAGAGATTAGTCGCAGTAGCTTCAAGGATGATGGCGTAGATATTATTGTCAGTGGCTACAGAATAGAATCAACATCAATCGATGACGTAAACAAATGTATAGCTACAGTTATGCAAGCTATGGTTCCCATGCCTAAAGAAATGTTAGTCGATGACCTCACGCTGCTGGCTGCGCTGGTGGTGAAGCCAGCAGGTGAGTCATCAGACGATCATGCAATGCGAATACAAGCTATAGCTAATGAATTGTCAGTCTATCCAGCAGACATAGTTAAGTACGCTATCAAACAGGTGTCCGAGACTACCACTTTCTGGCCTGCATACTCAGAGTTTCACAAGCATATCAAGTGGAGACTCAGACGTAGGGAGTTGATGCTCTCATCACTACAACAAAAGAAAATTGCACTAGGAGATTAATCATGGATAGTCATTTATGCGACCAGCTAATTGGTATCTTGAATGAAATAAAAGAAACCAATCACATAATGGAAATGGATAACCCATACGAAAATCCAGACTTTGAAAAAAATTGGTATCGACCAGCCGAAAAACAACACTATCATTTGATGGATAAACTTATTGAAATGATTAAGAAAGAAGCTTGATCTAACTGCATAGTTGCAGTATAATAAATCAAAAGGAGAACTACTATGAACAGACTAGGATTTCTAGGCGGCTCAGATATGAACCGCATCATGCGAGGCGATTGGATTGCCTTGTGGGAACAGAAGACAGGCAAGTCAGAGCCTGATGATCTCTCAGATAATTTAGCAGTACAACTAGGTACAGAGACTGAACACTTTAACAAGCGTTGGTTTGATAAACAGATGTTCAGTGACACTGAAACAGTACAGCATGTCATGCACAAAGGCGCAGGTCATGGCCTTACAGCAGAGATGAACTGGGAAGGTGTGCCTCTCAAGGGTCAAGTCGATGGTCACATTATGATGGACAGAAAATTTACTGACGAGATCATTGAGTGCAAACACACATACGAAACAAACAATATGGAAAACTGTTTGAGTATGTACATGCCACAGATGCAGTTCTACATGTGGCTACACCAAGCCAAGGGCTGCTATCTATCTGTTATCTTTGGCAACCGCAAGTGGGCTGCTGTTTATGTACAGAAAGATTGGGATTACATCAACAAGATGAAGGTACACATCACCGAGTTCTGGAGGCATGTCACTGAAGACACCCGCCCTTTCGGTGATAACGAAGTGCCACCTGTATCTATAGATAAGATCAAGGTCGATGGCCTAGTCAAACGAGATGCATCAGCCGACAACGAATTTATCAGCCGATGCCATGACTACATCGAACAAGAGAAATCAGCAAAGCTATTTGAGTCAGCCAAGTCTGACCTCAAGGCTATGGTTGGTGACGATGAGCGAGAAGTATACTGTGATCTTCTAGCCATTAAACGCGATAAGCGCGGATCATTACGCATCACAGTCAAGGAGAACTAAAATGGAACTAAAGAACATAACCAAAGCACTTATCCAGTTTCACAACACTGGAGCAGCAGCTAAGAAGACTGCAAAAAATCCATTTTTCAAATCAAACTATGCCAGTCTTGAAGAAGTTATTGAGACTGTCAGAGTGGAGGCTGGCAAGTGTGGCCTTACATTTACACAGCCTGTTGACTTTAATGAGAGTCACATCTTTGTAACTACAATTGTTATGCATGAGTCGGGCGAGTATATAACTGGACGCACACCTGTCTTAGTCAAAGACCCTACTGATCCACAGAAGATGGGCAGCGGTATCACATATGCTAAACGCTATGGCTTACAATCTGCATTCGGACTGCCATCAGAAGATGATGACGGTAACTCAGCTAGCATGCCCAACCCCAAGGTAACAAAGGTAAAGAGCGTTAAGCTTGATGACGATGGTAGATTACCACCAGAGGAGAAGTGGTAATGGAACAATATCAAATTGAAAAAGGCGTACCCATGCCAAATGGATATGGATCAAAGTACAGTATCTTAAAACGTATGAAGAAAGGAGACAGCATCGTTATTGGTACTGGCTTTGTTGCAGCTATAAGACAGGCTGCAAAAGCATGGGATATAAAAATTGCTACAAGAAGAGAGAACCTTAACCATCATAGGATATGGAGGGCTGACTAATGTTTTCTTCAAAGTTTGTTTTACATTTAGAAGAAATAAAAATAAGGCTCACTAACCTAGAGCATAAGGTAGAAAAAATATTATGGCTCTTACAGGAACATACAAAAAAGGAGAACAGCAATGACTGAATATGACAACACAAACAGAGGCGCAGCCTTCAAACCCTTTCCCGAGCAACAGCTTATACTGCAAGGCAAGCTTAATGTTATGGGAGAAGACGGACAAGTAGCACTCATCATGGCTGAGTCCAGAGATGGAAAGAAGCGCATCGAAGTATTCCAAAAGATAGGATGCTTATTCCCTAACGACAAGAAGGGCAATGAGAAAGCACCCGACTACAGTGGCCCACTTGATGGGCTGCATCAAGACTGGAAGATTGCATCTTGGAAAGAGATGAAGGATGACAATGCCTACATGTCTTTGCAGGTATCGGAGTACAAGCCCAAGCCAATAGATGATGAGATACCTGAGTTCGGTGACAACATCAAAGATGAGAATGTCACTAGCGCAATGCCATCAGAAGATGTACCATTTTAAAGCAGGTTGATTAGTTCTCCGCCTGCTAGTGGGTCAGCCGTTTCCCAAATTACGGCTGGCCCATTTTAAGTTAGCAAGCCTTTACGATAACCATTCTCTTTATCGTATGTTAGAACTTCTTTACGATTGCCTTCTGCTTTGTAGCTACAATGTACCCACCCTGTATTACCACCAGTATAACACTCAAGAATAATCTGATCGAAATCTAGGTTGTTAATGATCCAAGTACACAACTCAAGATTAGATATAGATGGCACCTCAAAATCAGCAGCTTCACCTTTTGCATGCTGACTGGACACAGAACTACCTATAGCAACACAAAGCTCGGCACTGCGATAGCCACTGCTGGGCGTAAACGGTATGCTGAAGTGGCTCCGCACTGGCTCTAGTACATTCTCACACAAAAGAACTAACGCCTCTGTCTGAGCTTCTGAGGGCGTATTAGGAAGGTTACGCCGCAAAGCTGTTTGGCTTTTGGTCATTTCCTCAAGACTAAAATGCTCTGATAGTTTCATTTCTTTATACCTTTCAAGCCGCGCAATCCAAAGCTTGCAGCTATTGAAGCATAAACTGCGTACTGAAACCAGTCAGGTGTAGCATCTAAAGCTACAAACCCACGCTCAACAAAAGGTTGGGTAAACGGAATGAAGCACATAGCAATTATGATGATAAACAAAATTGTCCACGCTTCATCCTTCCAGCTATTGTCACTGGACTTAGCCATAATTTTTTCCCAGCCAGCTTCATGGGTAGCAGCTACCTTCATTACTTCTGCTTCTGCTTCAGCTTTAGCTTGAGCAACCTTGCCTTTGGCTTTGGTTTGCTCGACCTTTGATTCCATCCAGCTACCAGCTAGTGATGCAATCGGCCCAATCAATGCTTGTATCATTACTTAGCCTCTAACATTAGTTTTATTCTAGCTATCTCAATTTCTAAATCGTGAACCCTTGCAACCGTATCTTGCACAGATTTCGGTGGCTCAAAGTCATCAATCCAATTGTCATTTTCTTCTACTTCTTGCATAGTCAACTCAAGGTTATGCTCAAGAAAAGCAATGCGTTCCACCAGTCCAAAGTAAACCCAAACA